GTGGCAGATGTTCTTGAGGATAAGGAAGATTCCCTTGTTCTGATGAATCCCATTGTTGCAGTTCCTACAGGTAATGGTCAACTTGGCTTTGCCCCCTGGTCTCCTCTTCTTCGACGCGATGTCAAGGAGATCGAAGTAAATAAGAAGTGGATCATCTACATTGCTGATGTCAATGACGATCTCATTGATCAGTATGAGGAGATGTTCTCACCCATCAAAACCCCCAGTAAGTCTCTGATTTTGTGATGAAACATTTACTTGCCCTATTGTTGTTAGTTCCGATGCCTGCTCTGGCAGAGAACTATACTCAGCGTGGTTACTCACAACAGCAAGAGTGCTACAAGGATGTGTATCGTGAGGAGTACATCCCAGGCACCAAGAATAGTCCTGGTTATGTGAAACGTTATAACGAACGTGTCGCTGTTCCTTGTGGTAACACTCCAGCACCTGCTGCAACCACTCCAGTCCCTCAGCAGCGAGCAGAGAACGTTGACGACAACTCGTGTATTGAAGGAAGTATTCTTGGCGGTATTGCTGGTGGTGCCATTGGTGCTGGTGTATCTCGTGGTGATGGTCGTTGGTGGGCAATACCCACAGGTATCGTAGCTGGCTCAATGGTGGGGTGTCAGATCGATGGCGGTTGATCAACTAGAGGTTGAAAGGTGTATTGATGATGATTATAATGTAGTCAATCACTATTACCGAGCCAAGAGGCTACATCCCGATATCCCATTCTATCTTCAGGATGAGTATGGAGACACCTATGAGTTTGGGTGGAAACTGATTTATGAATACATTGAAAAACTCACCAACGATGGTTATGGAACTTAAGGACTGGTTGAACTCAATCAACTTCACAAAAAAGAATCTGTTGGAAGAGGATCCCTCCCTCACTAAGGAGTATCCTCCCTACATCATCAACCGATGCCTGTCAGGTCACATGGATTGTATTCTTTTTGTGAATGAGATGAACAAGCATGCATCTCTTGATAAAGATATGCAATATGCATTTTTACTAAATACTCTGAGACAAAGGAAGAGGTTCTCTCCCTGGCTTCGTAAGGATAAGATCTCAGATCTGGATTATGTGAAACGTTATTATGGTTATAGTAACGAGAAAGCATCTCAAGCACTGAAACTTTTATCCCCTGAGCAAATCGAATTTATTAAACAACGACTTGACACTGGCGGTAAAAAATGACTCAAACTATTGAGCCACAAGTAACCTGGTCACAAGACCAGATGATTGAGGTAGTACTGAATGAACCTGATGATTTTCTGAAGGTTAGAGAAACTCTCACAAGAATTGGTGTTGCTTCTCGCAAGGAAAAGAAGCTGTATCAATCCTGTCACATCCTGCACAAGCAAGGTAAGTATTACATCGTCCACTTCAAGGAATTGTTTGCCCTTGATGGAAAGTATGCTAACTTGACCATCAATGATGTTCAGAGACGCAACAGAATCACTCGTCTGCTGGTAGACTGGGGATTGATCTCTGTGGTCAAGGAAGACACTATCATGGACATTGCTCCTCTGAACCAAATCAAAGTTCTTCCTTATCGTGATAAGAACGAGTGGACTCTGGAACAGAAGTACAACATTGGTAAGAAAACCAAGGTAGAGGAAACACAACAATAAGGTAGTGATTCCCACCTTCCTTTTTTCGAGTAAAGTCTTATAATTACATTGTGGACGCCGAAAGGGTTCACATTTCACACTCGCTTAAAAAGGAGAAACCCAATGGGAAACCTCGCACGATACCGTTCTGGTGACATCAATACCTTCTTGAAGGACATTGATCGTTACTCGATTGGTCTTGATAGAATCTTTGATTCGTTTAACTCGATTCAACAAGATGTCAACTATCCCCCTTACAACCTTGTTAAGGTGGATGAGAACACCTTTAGTCTGGAACTTGCCCTCGCAGGGTTCGCAGAGGACGAAGTAAAGGTTTACACTGAAAACAGCCAACTCGTTGTCGAAGCAGCAAAAGCAGACACCGACCAACGTGAATATGTTCACCGTGGTCTTGCTGCTCGTTCCTTCACTCGTACCTGGACTCTTTCCGATGATGTGGAAGTCAAGGAAGTGAAGTTTGAAAACGGGATTCTGGCAGTGGCCTTGGTTCGTATTGTTCCAGAGAATCATAAACGTTTCTTGTGGTTTGGTAAGGACCAATAAATACAACTGAATATCGTCGGCGCGGGGAGCAACTGGCAAAATCCAGTTGTGTCCCCCCTTTTTGTGCTATCATAGATACATGAGGTTAGATTAAAATGACTATCAAATTAGTACTACTGAAATCTGGTGAAGATGTGATTGCTGATGTGTCAGAGATGGCAGTTGGTGAGAAACAACAGGTTGTTGGTTACTTTCTAAACAACCCTTGCATCGCAAAGGTCTTTAGACGTGACTCTGGTGATACTGAGATGAAGGTTTCACCTTATGTTCCGCTAAGTAAAGATAAAAACATTCCTGTCCCTGCTGACTGGGTTGTAAGTATCGTGGAACCCATCGACCAACTAACAGAACTGTATCAAAAGTCAATTAAGAAGTATGGAAAATCTGAAGATTCTGGTGTTATCGAACCTGACGTTGTTGAGTCAGATTGATGAAGTTGCTTCTGAGTTGGGTTCACCTGACTGCAAACTGACTGAACCTTTTGTGGTTACAGAGAGTGGTAACTTGGTTCCCTGGTTAGTGGATCTTACCAATCAGAACACATTTATGATTCATTCTGATAAGATCTTGACACTGGCAGACCCCACTGGTAAACTGAAAGACAAATATGAGGAACTTCTGAAGTGAGATTCTATACCAACGTTCAAGTTCTTGGCAACGATGTGCTTGTCAGAGGATATGAAGATGGTAAGAAAGTTCAGTTCAGGGAGCAGTTTTCTCCAACCCTATTTGTCAAATCCCAAAGAGAAACAGAATGGCAAACTCTTGAAGGTGAATATGTAAAACCTATTCAACCTGGAACAATCAGAGATTGTCGTGAGTTCTTTCGCCAATATGATGGTGTAGAGGGATTCAAGATCTTTGGTAATGAGAGATACATCTATCAATACATCTCAGATAAGTATCCTGAGGATGAAATCAAGTGGGACATTTCCAAGATTCATCTTGTCACCATTGACATTGAGGTGAAGTCAGAACAAGGATTCCCTGATCCTGAGCACTGTAATGAAGAGATGTTGACCATCTCCATTCAGGACTACAACACTAAGAAGATCATTACCTGGGGTCGTTATCCTTACACTCCCAAGCAGGATAATGTGACATATCACTACTTCCCTGAGGAAGCAGATATGTTGAATGCTTTCCTGTATTGGTGGTCTAATAACTATCCAGAAGTTATCACAGGATGGAACACAAGGCTGTATGATATTCCATACATCTGTGGTCGTATGGAGAGGGTTTTAGGACCTAAGAAGGTCAAGATGCTTTCACCTTGGGGTAGGGTGAACGGGGAAGAGATCCACATTTCTGGACGTAGGTACAATGTTTTTGATATTGCTGGAATCACCAGTCTTGACTATCTGGAACTCTACAAGAAGTTTACTTATGTGAATCGTGAGTCCTATCGATTGGACTATATTGCGGACGTGGAGTTAGGTCAGAAGAAGTTGGACCACTCTGAGTTCGACACCTTCAAGGACTTCTACACTAATGATTGGACGAAGTTCGTCGATTACAACATTGTTGACGTGGAACTGGTTGACAGGATGGAGGACAAACTCCGTCTGATTGAACTGGTCATCACGATGGCATTTGATGCCAAGGTGAACTTTGTAGATCCAATGTTCCAGGTTCGTCTCTGGGATACCATCATTTACAACTACCTGAAGAAGAGACACATTGTTGTTCCTCCTAAGGATAGGAGTGAGAAGGATGATAAGTTTGCTGGTGCTTATGTGAAAGAACCCAAACCTGGTGTTTATGACTGGGTGGTGTCCTTTGACTTGAACTCTCTGTATCCTCACCTGATGATGCAGTACAACATTTCTCCTGAAACTCTGGTGGATGACAGGCACCCGTCAGTCACAGTAGATAAGATTCTCAATGAAGAACTGACCTTTGAGATGTATAGTGATTATGCTGTGTGTGCCAATGGTGCAATGTTCCGTAAAGATGTGAAGGGTTTCATGCCTGAACTGATGGAGAAGATGTACGCTGAGAGAAAGGCATTCAAGAAACAGATGTTGAAGTCCAAACAGAAGTTGGTGGACATTGAGGCAGAGATGAAGAAGCGAGGTCTGAAGTAATGGGTTATTTGATTGGTGGTGCAGGTGAAGGTGCAGAAGAAGAAGTAATTGTATCTGGTAAGGATTACTCTAAAGTATCAGATGCACAACTCCTCAGGATGAGAGATCAAACTGTAAAGGATATTGCCAAGTTCAACAACTTTCAGATGGTGAGAAAGATTTGTTTGAACTCTTGTTATGGTGCTATTGGTAATCAGTATTTTAGATACTACAAACTTGCTAATGCAGAGGCAATCACTCTGTCTGGTCAAACATCCATTCGTTGGATTGAGAACAAAATGAATAAGTTTCTCAACAATATCCTCAAGACTGAGGACATTGATTATGTGATTGCATCTGATACTGACTCCATCTATATCAATTTCGGACCTGTGGTGGATAAGTTTCTTGCCAAGTTTGAGGGTGATAAGGAAACAACAGTTAGTAAGATCAATCAGATCTGTGAGGAACAGTTGGAGCCTTACATTGATAAGTGTTACAACCGTCTTGCTGAGTATGTGAATGCATATGATCAGAAGATGCAGATGAAACGAGAGAACATCGCTGATCGTGGCATCTGGACTGCCAAGAAGCGTTACATCTTGAACGTGTGGGATAGTGAGGGTGTTCGTTATGAGGAACCCAAACTCAAGATCATGGGCATTGAGGCAGTGAAATCATCCACTCCTGCTCCCTGTCGATCAATGATTAAGGATGCACTTAAGTTGATGATGAGTGGAACTGAGGAAGATGTGATTGATTACATTGAGAGTGCTAGGGCAAAGTTCAAAAAGATGCCAGTGGAAGAGATTGCTTTCCCTCGTTCAATATCTGATGTAAATAAACACAAGAATGCAACAACCATCTATGGTAAAGGTTGCCCCATGCATGTGAGGGGTGCTCTTCTTCATAACCACCACATTAGAAAGGCTGGATTGGAGAACAAATACACCATGATCAACAACGGAGATAAGATCAAGTTTGTTCAACTGAAGAAACCAAATCCTATTGGAGAGAATGTGATTTCCTTCACATCAGATTTCCCCAAAGAGTTGGGTCTTCAACAATACATTGATTATGATCTACAATTTGATAAAGCATTTTTGGAACCTGTGAAGGTAATCCTTGATGCTATTGGATGGAATGTTGAAAAGACAGTAAACCTCGAATTATTTTTTGGATAATGGATTTCCTCAAGGACATTGTAAAAGAGATTGGTGGAGAGTACACTCAACTAGCCTCAGATATTGATGAGACTGAAACTTATGTGGACACGGGTAGTTACATTTTTAACGCATTGGTTTCAGGTAGCATATTTGGTGGTGTATCTGGGAATAAGATTACTGCTATTGCTGGTGAGTCTTCTACTGGAAAGACTTTCTTCTCTCTCGCTGTTGTTAAAAACTTT